ATCTTAGCTTGGGCTTCTAGTTGGTGCATCTGCGACTCGTCCAAAGGCTTACCGTTGTCGTCGACGGGGTCACCGATGTCGTTGCCGATGCCACCGCTACCCATGTCGTCGTCGTTTTCATCGTATAGTTCTTCTGACGCGTAGTTCCTAGCGTCATGTAGTGTGACGCCACCATCAATAAAGTCTCCAACGTTTGCTTCTATGAGTGTGTCGTTAATGACTTTGTCACACGCTACGTTCCACGCTTGATGGTCGCGGTGCTGTCTTCTTAACGCATGAGCCAACATGTAGTGCATGGCTTCGTGTGCCATCAAGAACATTAAGTTCTTGACTGTTAGGTTCTCGGCGAACGCGGGGTTGATTACCATCTGTCCCGTTGCTGACATACCGGCAGTTGGTACTACGTCTGAATACTGTATCGGTCGCTTAGACACAGCGGTGCCGAAGAACGGGTGGTCTAAAATAAGTAAGGCCTTGGCTTTTCCAACCTTACGCTCTACTTCTGCTTGGTTTATAGTTTCCTCAACTGTTACTGCATTACTCATGGTATCTCCTTTATGGTAAGTCTTTCGTTATCTCTCTACTAATGTTTAGGTGATACTGTGGGTCGCTACCGTAATAGCTTGTCACGTTGTCATCTACTGACTCTCCGACACGAGCAACCTCCATACTCAGTCGTGGAAATGCTTCATCCCACACGCTCTCCAAGTTTGTCCAGTAATCAACCTCGGGATAGCTGTCGTACCACTTCACGTCCCACCAATTGAACTCCATCATCGTGAACTCGTCGTGCTTGCCATAAGTGTACGTGTTACGCTCATGGGTCTCGTTCGTCGGCTCACTGAGCGGGTGGAAATCACTATTCTTTGGCTTTCCTTGTAGTTTCTCACCGGCAACGAACGCTACTACGTCCTTGGTGTCGCCGTAGATAAGCACTGTTACATCACTTCGGTATCCCATCTTCATTCTCCTTTTTGATTGCTAATTTCGCCATGTCTTTAAGTTCTAGCGGTAACCATTCACCGGTTATCTCATTGTCACAAGCACTACACCACGTATAGTCTGACATATCGGTGACCTCCCACTTTTGTGTGTCGGTATCCCATCTAGCATACCCATCGCGAGATGTGTTGGAACTCCCGCACAGTTCACACACTAACTTCTCTGGGATACTCATACTAGGTTAGCCATCTGACTTACTAGGCTGTCTATCTGACTAACTGCTTTCTCACGCACAGTCTGACTATCTCTAAGCATGTCTTTGTTATTGGCGTACGTTCCAACTAGGCTACGTAGGTCATCAATCTTTGCTTGGATTGCTGGGTCATCTGATATGTTCACCTTATTCATACGCTCGGCTACATCTACCATGTTGTCGATTAGGGTATCGCGGAACACACTACCGTCGTTTCCTATCGGTACTGCTAACTTCTCGATTGCCCTACGCATTGGCGTTATCATTGACTCAAGTACATGCTTGGTTGCGTTACTACCCGCATCATCTAACTGCTGTTGTAGTGACTCTTTGTCCTCGTCGCTGATGCCTACTCTAAAGTCACCAGTAGTTGGAACTGGCATGTATCTTACGTCGATGCTGAACTTGGTTCTCATCTCGTCCGCTGATGGATAGTCGCTAGGGTTCGCTAAGTTCGGCTTACCTTTCGCTATTGCAATTTGTGCTAGTCTGTCTAGGTCTGCGGTAACTTCGTCGTCCCACTTGCTATACAGCTCCCATACTGCTTGGTTCGCTTGGTCAACTAACTGTCTAAGTCCTTGAGTAAATTCCATGTAGTGGTCTATGTTCAACATATCTACACCTGTACTCCAAGGTACTGTGTTCTCTTTCACGTACACATATACCTCTGAGAATTTGCTGATGGTTTCCTTGACTTTGTTGTTACGCCCCTCAAATAGGTGCTTATTCACATTACCCGCACCGTACTTCTTACTTTCCTCTTGGTCTAGTTTGTACGGTGAGTACATGCGACGTTTCACGCTGATTAGGACTGCTTTCTCATCTAAGCCTTTAACGCTTACTGATGGTCGCGTCGGCGGTACTTGTATCTGGGGTTCATCAACGACGGCAACTTGCTCAACGATGGTGGGCGATGAGTCGTGGTCGACGGCTTCGTTTATGGCTTGTGCCAATATGTCATTCATGTTCATGCTGTTCCTCCTATGTGTATAAAGAAATTACGGTTAATACGTACAAAGCCATAACTCCCATGGCTACTCCAATTGCTATGTTTACGATTGAGTTGAGGCTCATTACTCACCTCCCATGAATATGTCTTTGTTAGCTACAGCCCAAGTAATAAAGTCTTTCGTCTGCTGTAACTCGGGGTGTAGTCGTAGGGCATCGGTTACGTACACCATCTGAAACTCCTTAGGCATACGAGCGATGTACAACATATCTCTACCGAACGACACGGGTTCAGCGGTCATGCTGAGTGCTGTCGCTACGGCGTACTTAACTGCGGGTTCATCGGGTACTTCTGTTTTGTCGGGGTGTAGTCTGATTACGTCAACACTCGGCATCTTACTCATTAGCGACCTCGCCGCTACCCACTCCGCCGCCGCACCTTCTCCAACCTTACCCTCACAAGCATACATATATAAGTCTGTTGGTAACTCTCTCGGTACTTCGGTGAATAGTTGAGTCCACGCTCTTTGTGTTGGATTGACCGAACGCATAGGGTCAAAGTCGTTCAACAGTTGCGGTCTTAGCCTCATGAACGCGATACCTAGGGGGTCAACGTTATGCTCCATCGCCCAACCACACCAATCGTCTAACGATGTTTCCATCTCGAACTCATACATACGGTTCGATAGGTGGGTTAGCATCTGTTTCGCTCCCGCTTTGTCCTCTACTCTGTTACCCGTTACGATGAACCGCACGTCTTTGTCTAATTTGAACGTGGGTGTCTTTCGTTCTAGAATAAACCCCGCAGCCCACGTTTGGTGGTGCGTACTTGATTGTGGTAGTTCTTCCAAGACAATCAGTCCCGCTCCCGTTCCCTCTCTGAAGTTGTAGAACATCTCGGTCGGGTTGAATATCGTTACACCATCATCAGTTACTGATGGCACACCTGTGAAGTCCACTACGTCGTGGTTGTTAACGTGTACCACTAGGACACGCTCGTCTCTGATGTCTAAGTTGTGTCCCACTTGCAGACAAGCGTCAGACTTACCCATTCCAGGTTTTCCCTTAAAGAACGGTACAGCTGATGGTGATTTACGTAGGATTGATGTCGCTACGTCTACTACTTGGTTAATTGATGGCATGTTAGCCCTCCATGGTTGAAATAAGATTAAAAATATATACGGTTGGTGACCTGCGACATCAGTCGCCTATACCACAATAAGACGGTCTAACTTGGTGGTGTGTTACTTATGGGGTTGTGCTTGTGCTGTTAACTCGCACACCGCTCAGCACAGTATGGTGCGTAACCGCCAAGTGCTACAAGGGATACCAACTCATCTGTTGGTAACCAAGCGATAGGGTGGTCATTTGATGTATCGGGTCGTGATGCTTTTTGGTGCTTTGATGTAGTGGGCGAGTATTTTGATGAGTTACCAAACCAATGCTCCGTGTCGCTGTCGTAGGCATACATCGGGAAGTGTTCCCCGTACGAATACACCACATACATTTGGTTGCGGTTATCTCTGTTGGCAAACGCATGACCGTTGTTGGTTTCGAACGTTCGCTGATGAGTCGTGAACTCACGCATTTGGTTGTTGTTAATCTTCGGCATTGTATTCTCCTATTGTTAAAGTTTCTGATACCCACGGCATGGCGATACACTCGCCCGATTGATAAACTGATAAGTCCTTATTCAGATAGTAGTCGCCACAACCACTCGCGAAGTTTAGAACTATCCAAGCAAACGGTATAGATATGAGTGTACCGATTGTTATGTCGGTGATTATCTTTTTGAACATTTGGATTACTCCTATTTATTATGGAAAAGGGGTTGACAAGGTGGAAAACAGAGGTTAACATGACAGTACCTGTCATGTTAATGAGAGCGTATCAGCAAAAAGTGTATTAATCCAAAGATTGTAATAAGACATTGTATTAAGACAATAAGACACGCGTAAGTCCTTGATATTCCTCGAATAAGACAATAAGACACGGTTTCTGAGAGAGACGGAAAGTTCCCTCGGGAGTAGTCTATGGTGGTTGTCTTTTAGAACTTTTTATTCTCTAACTTTTTAAAACTTCTTCTCTCTATTATATTATGTCTTATTGTCTTATTGTCTTAATAGGCTTATTTTTCCCCGCTACGAAAGCGTTTTGTATTAAGACACGCAATAAGACACGCAAAAGAGCGTCTTAATAGGTTTATTGGATAAAACCATAGCATACTCGATTGAATACGCTATGGTTTTAAGTGGGCAACCTCTCGCCCACTTAGTTATTCTTTGGATTAAGCTACTTTAATCTCAACTTCAGTCAGACTCTCAATCTTGTCTTCAAGTAGTCGCATTGCTACATGAAAGTCATCTGATACAATCTCTTGACCTTTCTCAGTAGCTTTGTCGATACGCTTACGAAGTGCAACTAAACTCTGAGTGATGTCAAGAGGTTTGTCAGTTGAAGCTTCACCTGCTGTCATGTCATACCAATTGACAGACTCGTCTACTAAGTACTTAACCACTTCAGTACCTGAGCCGTCAGTATACGAACCGTTGCCAAACATAGTTTCTTTCAACATCTTTTTGTTGGTTTTAAACGTGCCTGTTTGTTCGTTATAACGAGCGAACCCATATTCATGCACCCAGCGAATGATACGGCTCTTACTAAGACCCGTTGATACAGCTAACAGTTTGTCGAACCCTGTTACATCGCCGAACTCGTAGGCATGACCTGCTACGTTGCACAATACTTCCTGCACATTCGCACGGATTGTAGTTGTAGATTTTTTAATACCACCGATTTTCCTATTGATTGCTTTAGTGTCTAACATATATTACTCCATTGATTATAAAAGTGAAATCTATATGATTTCGTTATGCACACAATGACTTATGCACATAACGAAACCACGCCATAACTTAATATGACATGACTCCGTGTATAAGGCATAGATTGGTATAAGGGTGCAACTTTCATGCCTATATTGTAATACCTCTCTATCCTTAGTGAGAACATTGAATACGCCACTATTCGCATTTCTCACTCAAGCCCCGTTATTTCTACTATTCGCGGGGATTCTCCTTCTTAATCATGCCTTTTAGCATTATTGGAGCGGGCTTTAAATTGTATCTAAAGGTTATACTTATCCCGTACCTTTTACTGCTTTCTGATAGGCTTTATATAAAATCTATATATCACTACTACCTGCTTACAGCCTTGCAAATCCACTGCCCTGCAACGGGCTACTCTTTTTATAGTGTGGGTGGAACACTTCTTACACTAATAGCAAAACGTCCATATAGGGGGTAGGGAACGCAGAGGGGTGGGGGTGCCCACCCATCCTTATGTACTTCATATAACAACCCCCTAATTTTTAGACCTCGCTCAAAAAGAGCCACTTCATAGAAACACCCCGCCCCATAAATAGCCCCCCAAAAAAATTCCAGCCTGCTAAAATAACGATATTATTGACAAACACCTGTCTATACAGGTACACTTGGATATTATGAGCAATCAAGTAGATAAACTTACAGACCCGGCGTTCGAACACACCTCCATCTTATCCCGCGGGCAACTGCAGATGATTGAGGACGACCCTACCAAGATGGAAACATTAGCCCGTCTTATGGGTGCAGTTAACTTGGATAACCTCTTCCGCCACATGCAGAACCCTACAATCAACCCTGCTACTCGTTTGGAGTTTCAGAAGATGTTGAACAAGATGGGTAAGTTGGAACCTGACGGCAAAGACGCAGTTGGAGCCAACGGACCACAAGTCGTAATCAACATCACACGCGCCAAGGACAAAGAGGAAGCGATAACCATAGAAGGCAGTACAGTCTAGTGGCTACCGTTCCCCAGACCCCCGCGCACGAGATAAACTTCGAAGTTATCAAGTCGCTTGACGACTTCTTCTACTCAACCAAGTTTATATCACTAGCTGTTGGCCCCGTTGGTTCGACTAAAACGACAGCCGGTGTGATGAAAATATTGCACCACGCCGCTCTGATGGCTCCATGTAATGACGGGGTCAGACGGTCTCGAGCCATCTGGGTACGTAACACCCGAGAGCAGTTGAGGGACACGTCCATACCAGACTTTATGAAGTGGATACCTGATGGCGTGATGGGTAGCTTCCTCAAGACGGAATACAAATTCGTCATAAAGGTTGGTGACATAGAGTGTGAGGTGTTGTTTCGTGGTCTAGATGACGCGAATGACGTGCGAAGACTACTATCTCTTCAGGCATCCTTTTTCATATTCGATGAGTTTAGAGAGATACATCCAGACATCTACAACGCAGCACAGGGTCGTCTAGGACGTTACCCGGACAAAATGATGAACGGGGTGGGTTGTCAGACTGACGACGGGAAACCGAACGCGCACCTGTGGGGGATGACTAACCCACCAGACCAAGATACTTTTTGGGAAGAGCTGCTGTCTAACCCGCCAGAAAACATGCACGTAACTATTCAGCCATCTGGTTTAGCACCAGAAGCGGACTGGACACAGTTCCTACCTGATGACTACTACGATAACCTTGCGCACGGTAAAACTGAAGACTGGAAAGCCGTGTACATACATGCTGAGTTTGGTAAGTCACTGAGTGGGCAGCCAGTGTTTAGGTCGTTCGATAGACAACACCATACATCTAAAACGCCACTGATACCGATGGTAAGTGACGCGCCTATACTAATAGGAATCGACGCGGGTCTAACACCAGCAGCGGTGATAGGACAAGTGATATACGACGGTCGTTTGGTTATTTATGACTCGATAATCTCAGAAGACATGGGCGCGCTAAGGTTCGTACGTGAGAAACTGAAGCCGTTGTTAGCTAACAAGTTTCCTGGAAGGACATCGCTGGTGATAATTGACCCCGCTGCGTTCCAAAGGGCACAGACAGACGAGAGAACAGTAGCCGACATATATCGTGCTGAGGGTTTCTCGATAAAAGCCGCGAAAACGAACTCTGTGGCTGCGCGTTTAGCAGCAGTAGAAAAGTACATGACGCGAATAGTTGATGGTAAGTACGGCCTAATGATAGACCATGATGCAGCGAACTCGTTGGTTCAAGGTTTAGCTGGAAAATATCGTTATAAAATCAACACGAAAGGTATAAAAGATGAGAAACCAGAAAAATCACACCCTTGGTCTGATGTCGCGGATGCGTTCCAGTACCTCTGCTTACACGCTGATGGTGGTGAAGTGTTCGGTACTACAGCTGGGCAAGGGGCTCGACGAGAAGTTAAGAAAGTTTCTGCGTTTGGTTGGACATAAAATGTTGACAACGACGCGTTCTGATGGTAGCATATTAGCATATTCATGTTAATATGAGAAATTTATGTCTTTAGGTCCTGCTTTAATCCCCGTTGCTAGTTCTTCCGATTTGGAAGCTAGAGCTAAACGCGAGTCAGAAGAAAAACAACAGAGTGAACTGCTAGTAGGTTTAGCTGCGCACACGCGTAAACGCTGGACTACGATGCGTGACCACAAGAAGAAAGACATTGAGCCTCGCTTGATTGAAACTGCTCGCGCTCGCAACATGGAGTACTCTCCAACTAAACTTGCAGAGATTCAAGCCCAAGGTGGTTCAGAACTATTTATGGGTATCGTCAGTACGAAGTGTCGTACCGCGACTGCTTGGTTGCGTGACACGCTACTAGGTACTGGTTCCGATAAGCCATGGTCTATCGAAGCGACTCCAGTACCAGAAGTTCCACCAGAATTAATTGACCGCCTTCAAGGTATCATGCAGCAGAATTTGCAGCAGTACTATGAGTTGGGTGGTGAGGCTATCGATGAGATTGGCCTTAAGAAATTAGCAGCAGACATGAAAGACGTAGCCATGCGTGAGATGGAGTTCGAAGCGGACAAACGCGTTGATCGTATGGAAAAGAAAATGGAAGACCAGCTGTTAGAAGGTGGTTTCGTCAAGGCGCTATTTGAATTTACTAACGACATCGCGACATATCCGTATGCGGTACTGAAAGGTCCAGTCCCCCGTAAGCGTAAGAAGTTACAGTGGGAGAACGGCGAGCTTGTTACTAAAGAAATCGTTAGAGATGAGTGGGAAAGAGTAGACCCTTACAAATTCTACTGGGCCCCGTGGGGTGACGACATCCAGAACATGCCTATCATTGAGGTTCACCACTTAACTAGAGAAGACGTCGAGGCCATGATAGGCGTCGAGGGATACGACGAGGCGTCAGTACGAGCGTTGCTGTCGGACTTCGGTATTGGTGGGTTCGACTGGTTAGACCGCGAGGACTCTGAGTTTGAAGTCTTAGAGGGTAAAGACTTCGACGAGGCTAACTCGGACCTTATTGCAGCAGTTCAACTGTGGGACTCTATCCCAGGTAAACTTTTATTAGAATGGGGTTTAGACGAGAAGGACATCGACGATGCTCAGATGTCTTACCCTTGTGAAGTATGGATGGTTGATAACATAGTTATTAAAGCCGTACTTAACTACGACCCTATCGGTCGTAAACCATATTACGTCTCGTCGTTCGAGAAGGTCCCAGGCCGACTTGACGGCAACGGTGTTTCAGATTTATGTATGGACGCGCAGAACATGTGTAACGCAGCTGCTCGTGCCTTAGCTAATAACATGGGTATTTCTTCTGGTCCTCAAGTAGGAGTTAACGTAAGTCGCTTACCTGCAGGCGAGGACATTACGCAGATGTATCCTTGGAAGATTTGGCAGTTCCAGCAGTCAGAATACGGTGATGCTTCACAGCCTATTAACTTTTTCCAGCCGAATTCAAACGCACAAGAGCTTATGGCTGTGTTCGATAGGTTCATGGATATAGCTGACGAGATTACAGGTATTCCGAAATACATGACAGGACAACACGTCCCAGGTGCAGGACGTACGTCGTCCGGCTTGTCGATGTTGATTTCAAACGCTGGTAAGAGTATTAAGCAGGTTATAAGTAACATCGACCACGATGTGCTTAACCCGATGCTTGAGCGTCAGTACCAGAGAAACTTACGCTATTCACAAGACCCGGAGTTAATTGGTGATGTACAAATTGTTGCAAGAGGAGCGACCTCGCTGGTCGTCAAAGAGGCTGAAGCAGTTCGTAAAACTGAGTTCTTACGTCTGGTACTGGAAAGCCCTGTGGCGCAGCAGATTGTTGGTTTGCCAGGAACGGCTGAACTATTACGCGACCTTGCTGGAAATCTCAACACCAATATTGACAGGCTTGTGCCATCTCGTGAAGAGGTCCAGAAACAGCAAGAAATAGCCGCTCAGCAACAGCAGGAGCAGATGATGATGCAAATGCAGCAGCAGCAGATGCAACAGGCACAAGGACAGGCAGCTGCTAATTTACAGGAAGATGGTACTGAAATGGGGGGTCGACAAGACAACAATTTCAGCCCTAAACCTAATGGTAAGTGAAATTAAGTACCACAGACCCTTTTTCTTTGGTATTATGTAGTTAAATGATTTACGTTAATAAGCTAGGAACACAAACGCTAAAGGCCCTAAAAGAGCTGAAAGAGCCAGGAAACGAGGCATTATTAACACTCCTGACGGATGAACTCGAAGGAGCTAAGCAGAAGCTGGTGTATGCAAACGAAACGGGAAAACTCCACCGTTTGCAAGGACGAGCAGAAGCTTTTGAAGATTTACTCAAGGCGATAAATGAATCGTCTAAGGTGATTGAGGAGCGATAGGAAACTATCGCATTTGTTAAGCACACCATAACGGGAGCAGCATACCAATAGGACGCTGCGAAACAGAGTTGGTGCTTTAAGGAGAAAGAAAATGGCATTGCCAAAACAAGTGCAAGCACAGCTTGCTGAAGTTGAAGAGTTAGAGAAAGTACTAGCCCAAAATGAAGGATTAGAAAAGACCGACGAGTCGAAGCTAAAAGTAGTTGAGGATACCAAGGACGAAGTAACTAAAGAGCAACCGAAGGAAGCACTTGCACCTGAAGAAGTAAAGCCGGCTGATGACACTAAAGATGTTACAGATGATTTTAAGCAGAAGTACAGTACCCTACGAGGTAAGTACGATGCTGAGGTACCTAGACTGCATCAGCAGGTTAGAGACCTTACAGACCAGTTAGGAAGTATCCGTAAGGATATGGACGAAGCGGCTAAAGTCAAAGATGAAACACCTAAAGAGAAAGTCAGTTATGTAACCGATGCCGATCGAGAAGAGTACGGAGATGATTTGATTGATTTCCAACGTAGAGTTGCCAAAGAAGTGTCCCAGGATTATGAGGGGCGCTTCGAAGCACAGGAGAAAGTAATTGCAGAGTTGCGCGAGCAGGTCTCAAGTACCGGTAACCAAATTGGAGAGATGGGTTTTGCTCAGAAACTAAATGTTTTAGTTCCAGGGTTTGACCAACTTGACAAGGATGACCGTTGGGTTGCGTGGCTAAACGAGTATGACCCTATGTCTAGGGGGCCACGCAGAGATCAAGCTCAGTCCGCGTTTGACAGAGGCGATGCAGAGTCAGTAGCACATTATGTGAAACTGTTTAACGAAAGCATCGCTCCTGCAGAACAAGGGAAGAGCGTTCGCCAAGCAGAACTCGAGAAGCAGGTAACGCCAAACCGTTCAGCGAACACTAGTGATACTAAGAGCGCGGCAGGTTCTAAGATTTACTCATCTAAACAGATGGATAATGCTTGGGCCAAGACCCGAACTCTAAACACTAGTGGTAAGTATAGCGAGGCGGCAAAACTTGAAGCAGAGTTAACAGCTGCGTACATGGAAGGACGAGTTAAAAACTAGTCACGATTGTACTCAACAGCCGTTAACCTACAATGATGTTAAACTTTTATAAGGAGTAAGAAATGGCTGTTTTTCCAACCACCGGTAGTTTTACTACTAGCCCAACGTATTCAGGCGGTTTTATCCCACAATTGTGGTCTAATAAGCTGAATGCTAAATTTTATGCAAACACAATGCTTTCAGAAGTGTCTAACACTGACTGGGAAGGCGAAATTAAAAACCAAGGCGATACTATCCGTATCCGTACAGCACCGTCGATTACTATTAACGACTACGCTGGCGCTGGTTCAACACTAACAAGCGAAGTACCTGTACCAATCTACACTGATATGCAGATTAACAAAGGTAAGTACTTCTCTGTTCAAACAAACGACGTATTGGCACACCAAGCTGACATCGACTTGATGAACACATTTACTGATGACGCTGCTAAGCAACTGAAGATTTCTATCGAAAACGAAGCTTTCTTCAACTGGTTCTCTACTGAAGGTGCTGCTGCTGCCAATAAGGGCGCAACTGCTGGTGCAATTTCAAGTAGTTACAACTTAGGTACTGATGCTGCTCCAATCAACGACGCTACTGCACAGAACGTATTGAACACTATCTTAGCTATGTCAGCTACTATGGATGAGCAAAACGTTCCTGAAGAAGGTCGTTGGTTAATCATCTCACCTAAAGACCGTAACATCTTGATGCAATCTAACATTGCTCAAGCTTACTTCACAGGTGACCAGTCTAGTACTATTCGTACTGGTAAGATTGGTATGCTAGACCGCTTAACTGTATACGTGTCTAACTTGCTACCTCACGGTGCTGCAGGTAAAGCATTGGTTCCAGGCTTGTCTGCTACATCTACGGGTGCTACAGCATCAGGTGCTAAGCTACGTCGTATGATGGTTGCAGGTACTAAAGCATCATGTGCTTTTGCATCGCAAATCACTAAGACTGAGCCTTTACGTAACCAAACAGACTTCGGCGACATCGTTCGTGGTCTATCTGTTTACGGCCGTAAGGTTGTTAAGAGTGAAGCTCTTGTAACAGCATTAGTTGGCACGCCTTAATAAGCAACCCTAACTAATGAGAGAGGGGGGGAACCCCCTCTTTTCTACCAAATTACGGAGTAACTTATGGCAACAATAAAAGTAATAGACGTCGTTAAGCGTGTTGAAGACATTCTTCAGGACACAAACGTTCGTTGGCCGCGCCTAGAATTGCAGAACTGGATTAATGAATCCTATTTGCAGATTGTTCTAATGCGCCCTGATGCTAACTCGAAGACCGCTACCCTTACATGTGTAGCCGGAACACGTCAAACTTTAGCCGCAAGTTTTCCAACAGGACTACGCCTACTAGACGTAGTTCGCAACCTGGCTACTTCTTCTAGCAAGAAGGTAGTAAGACTTATTAATAGGAGCGTCTTAGACGATCAGCGTCCTTCGTGGCACGGAGAAACCAACACGGTTAACATCCAGAACTACACGTTTGACGCAAGACAGCCCAAAGAGTTCTTTGTGTACCCACCAGCAACTACAGCGGCGCAAGTAGAAATTGTGTACGCCGACGCTCCGGGAGCTCACACGTTGTCAGAGGCCGATTTAAATCCCGCTGGCAGTAGCACGGAGATAATTAAGCTAGACGATACGTACTTAAGCTCTATTATTGACTGGGTACTGTACAGAGCCTTTTCTAAGGACGCTGAGTACGCAGCGAATACTCAGAGAGCAGTGTCGCATAACCAGGCATTTATGTCAGGTATCGGCGTTAAAACGCAGAGTGATGTTAGCTCTTCACCACAAGAGGGCTAAACATGGCAGTAATATGGGATAAGTTGTACCCTTACGCGCAACCATACGTACCCGGTTGTCCTGAAGTTGTTATAAAGACACATCTACAGGAAGCAGCTGCAGAGTTTTGCGCTAAGAGTGAAATATGGCGCTACAACCTAGAGCCTAGCTACACTAGTGTAAACACTTCTGACTACGAGCTAGATGTACCTAACAGGGCTGTATTAGAAAACATTATGGTTCTAACGTTAGACGGTGTTCCACTAACTCACGTATCTGAACGTCATTTCATCCCTGCTACTTTAGTTAATGGTTCTGCTGTAACAGGCACGCCTACGCACTTCAGTGTGTTCGAAGATGCTAGTATACGTATGTACCCTACCCCTATTACTAAACACACGTTCACGGGCGTGCTAGTAGTTAAACCTAGCTTAGCTGCTAAGGGGATAGAGGACTTTATATTCGAGTCGCACGGCAGGTCTATAGCCGCCGGAGCTATTGCTAGAATCGCAGGGATACCAAACAAAGAGTGGAGTAATCCAGAGGTTGCTATCAGCAACCAAATAGAATTTGAACGCGCAATGTGCGCTGCTAAAGGAAGAGACACTAGACGCGTAAATATGCGCGTAGCTTCAGTTAACTTTTAGTTGACAAGGAGCACCTGTTAGGGTAAAGTTACCTTAACTTTAATTGCATACCAAATGCTGAGAACAACCCGACTAAGTCGGTTAAATATTGGAGGCCTAAATGGCGTATTACGACACAATCAACCTCGTATCGGGGGATGATAAACCAGAATTAAATTTCACACTACGTGATTCAAACACTGCAGCTGCAGGTAAAACGCTTGATGAAGACGACGCCACTACTTGGGCACCAATTGACTTAACTGCGCAAACAGTTAGAGTGTACTTTAGAGCCCTTGGCGGTGACACTGTACTAGACACTATGACTTGCGGTAAATCCGCCCCTTACACGGATGGTAAATGCTTCATGCAATGGAACGCTACGACGTTAGATGTTGATGCTGGTACTTACGAAGGTGAAATCGAATTGGAAGACACCTCAGGTAAGAAGCTAACCATATTCGATAAGCTAAAGTTTAAGGTAAGAGCGGACTTCTAAAGTGGCCTTACGCGCTACAATATCAGTTGAACTACTACAAGCTAGTGTTAGCGCTGCTAGAACAACAACGTCTGTAACTTACGAGCTATCACATGCTACAGGTATATGGACTGACCCAGACTCTAAGAATAGAGTGCTTAAGGATGAGTTTCCTTTATCAGACGTACGCTTCAACCTTGTAGAAAAGAATTTAACAGATAGTGTACCTCTAGTAGATGTTAGTGCTTATGACTTCAGTGCGTTAAAAGAAGATAGCTTTACATTCGCTGACACATTTACAAAGGTTGTTGCATACCACCGTAGCTTCACTGATGCTTTCACCCTAGACGACCTAAGCCAAATTGATAAAGACTTCTATGGTAACAAGGGCAACATCTTTGCTTTCACAGACATCATAGGGCTAACTTACAATAAAGTCTTCACAGACAGCTATACGGTAGGTGATGTAGTTTCAGTGGTTAACACCTTCAAACGTGAATTTACTGATAGCGTAGTTCCAGGGGATACCTCGTATTTAGACATCTCTAAAATATCAGATGATGACTTCGTGTTCGCTGATTCACAGGCTAAAGCATCTAGCAAAGCTACTACAGATATCTTTAGCTTTAGTGACATCCCCTCTGTAGGAACATACTTACCGAAATCAGATGACTTTAGCTTATCTGAGATGTACTTAACCGCAATTACTAAGCACGTTACAGATGCTTTTGTTCTAGACGATGCTACACAGGTAAACAAGGATTACTCAGGTAACAAAGGAAACCTCGTAGCGTTTACAGATGTATTAAGCAGAGTACTGCAGTACAAGCGTGCCTTTTCAGAAACACTAACCTTTACTGATGTACCGGCGTTAGGCCTGCAAAAGAAAGTTAGTGACATGTTTAGTGTCTACGATGAGAAGTCAAACCCTCTAAATGCTAGCACATTAAATGCACAATCGTTTAACGCACAAGAGAACCCTGTACTAATTACCACAGGGATAGGTAGTAGTGACGGTGTAGGCTTTACCGAAGTAGCAGCAGTTACCCAAAGTAAGGCACTAACCGACTCCACTGTAGTCGATGACACAAATGCGATATTAGTAAGCAAGCCTAAGACCGATTCCTTCGGTGTGTCGGATGACAGCTATGTTAGTAGCGGGGTTAACCCTTCGGACAGCATTTCGTTCGGGGACTCGTACGAAAGGGTACTAAGTAAAGTATTAAGTGACGCCTTTGTTTTAGATGACGCAGCGCTAATCAACAAGAACTATCTTGGTAACAAGGGCAACCTAATTGGGTTATCAGAGTTGGTATCGTTAGTTACTACATACAAGAGAACTATAAGCGACTCCGTTGCTTTTAACGAAACCCTTGATACAGTATTCAACAAAAACGAAACAGAAAACATCACACTAAATGAGTTAACAGGAGTTACCTCTAGTAAAACACTAGGTGAAAACTTCACATTTAATGATGGTTATGGTTTACAATTAGCGAAACACGTTACTGACGCCTTCACACTAGATGATGCTGCGTTAGTGGACAAAAACTATATTGGAAACAAAGGTAACATAATGAGTTTAAGCGACCTAGTTGAGGTTAATCTCATACGTAGTAATCAACTAGGAACGAGAAACTTAAACACAATGCCATTTAACTAGGAGAAAGACAAATGATTAACGATAACTTTGCACTAACAGGTGCTTTAACAATCGCAGTAAATAACGAAGTAGTACAGAAGACTGAGAACTTAGTAGTCTTAGTAGGTAAGAAGTGGGTTGCTAACCGTCTTAAGGACACAGGCACATCACCTACACACACGATTAAGTCAGAAATGTCACACATGGCTATCGGTAAAGATACAACACCTAACTCAGGCGCTACAATTGTAAACGCAGCTAACACAACCCTTGTGGACGAAGTAGACAGAAACACACTTACTGTTGATGGTGGTACTGTTACTGATAACACTATTGAGTATGCTTGTACTTGGGCAGCAGGCGATGGCACAGCAGCTATTACTGAAGCAGGTATCTTTAACGCTTCAACAGGTGGTGACATGTTTGCACGTACTAAGTTTGCAGTAGTAAACAAAGGCGCAGCTGACTCTATGACTATTACTTGGACTATCACAGTATCTTAATAGCTATCTAATACAGGAGGACAGCTATGTCTGTTAAGTTTAGTAACAATGCGGTCACTACACTGTCCGCCGGTATATCGGCAGGAGCTACAAGTTTTACAGTAGCATCCGCTTCCACATTCCCAACACTAGGCGCTAGTGATTGGACTTATGTATCCCTAACTTCAGAAGTTGTTAAAGTAACTGCTATTTCAGGCACTACTTTCACTTGTGATGCTACATCAGGCGCTCATTCTAGCGGTGCTACCGTTGAACTACGCATGACAGCTGAGCTATTGAATGACGTTGCTTTAGGTGACGATGAAAGTTTAGACGCTATTAGTAATGCCTCAGCCATCACAGGTAACGCAGTAGATGTATTCATTTATGATACCTCGAATGACTCAGATGGTGGTGCTTGGAGAAAACGCACACAGGCTACCTCTTGGTACAATGAAACTTTAAACACAGCTACTCGTGGCTCTCGTAAAGAGTTCCCTAGTGTTGCTGTGATTGTAGCTGAGGCTAGTAAGGTAACTATCTATGATGGTGATACACCTGACTTAGATATGTGGATGGTGTTTAACCAAGTTGGTAGTAATGCCTCCCAGCCAATGATTGGCTCGTTATCTCAGATAAACACTTCTATTACAGCTATTAACGGCATACTTGCAGTTAGTGGAACTTCTGGCGGTAATATATCTGGTGCTGCCAAAACAATCCATTTCTTAAAAGATGCTGGTTATTTTCACCTAGGTGCAGCCTATCATTCTGGCTATGGAGGTTGGTTTAACGGCTCTATAGCTCAACGAAATTTAGCACTAAACTTCGATAACCCAGAAAACGATTCGATTATTAGTCGGGACGCCAACGACGTAGCAATGACAGTCCTACCTAATGCTCCTATAGACTCTACAACTGGACTACCTATACCTACTATTCTTGTTGGTTGCAGGCAAGGATTATCAGTTATTAAGGATGATGGAACTGTTATAAACAGAACTCCAGGTACTTCCGATGGAGTCACTGGTGGCGTTTATAACGTCGCTTTTGATGTTAATGGGGGTTATTGGTACAGCAACTCTTACTATGGTGAAACACAGTCACTCTCCAGTCACGCAGGGATAATTTGTTACGCAACATCTGCTGACGCAACTGGCGCGTTAGCAACTGCTTGGGTTCCAACACACACAGAAGTAAGGCTGTCTATGGGTTCTGATGATGGAGGCACAACCACACATTGGGCTACCACACCTACAGCTGGACTTTGGCAGAATCACGGTGGCAAATCTACGGTAGCAAATGCAGGTAAAATGAGTATAGTCTCATCTGGTGATAGTTCAAACGTCTATGGAGTTCATAAATTCTTATCTGCCAACATACCCCAATCTAGCTCCTCAGTAGCCTACCTAACCTCAACCTACAACAGCGGTTATATGACTGGTGATATTAAAGGTGCTTGGCTATCTGATACTGATACTACGAATGTAGTTGGTACTGAGTTGGTTACTAATGGTAGTTCTTTTACCAACACTACTGGTTATACAGCGTTAAGTGGCGCAGGATTAAGTGTAGTTAGCTCAAAAATACACGTTGTTGGTGCAGATAGTGGCGATGGCACATACGGATTGTCATACGCAGTTAGCACTACTGTGGGTAAAACTTACGTCTTTAATGCTATTGCTAATGCCACTAACTACTGGGTTCCAAGAGTGGGTACAACTTCTGGAGGTAGTGATTTAGCGTTAGGAGTTAGTGCTGGTTCGGGGCTACAGAGTAGGTCACTTACGGTCACAGCAACAGGAACAACTACCTACGTCACTGTATATGTTTATGGTAGTGGCGCTTCCGCAGATATTACTTCTTTCTCAGTTAAACTAGCAGACTCAGACCGCTCAGTAAACGCTAACGGTCTTCAAGTCAACGGTACAATCACTAAGACTGCTGTAGCAACGGGTGCAGACCTTGTGGGTTATGGTGGCTTTAGTGACGTAGGCTCAGGTGTATTCTTAGAGCAACCTTATAACTCTGACTTGGACTTCGGCACGGGTGATTTTAGTTATATGGGGTGGGTAAAAACATCCGCTCAAACACATCAGGCTGTTGTACACAGAGCTCCGCCAAATGAAGAAGGTGTATTTTTAATGCAAATGAACAGTTCTGGTCTTCTGACTATAGCTAATTCTACTAGTACCCAATTCACAGTTTTTCTTACAGGTACTGTGCCTATTAATACAGGTGGTTGGGTATTTATATCTGTCCGTAAAGCAAATGGGATAGTGTACTCTTATGTTAATGGTGTACTTGATGTAAGCGTATCAAATAATACTACAATGACTAATAACACTGCCATCACTCGTATAGGAGCAAGACAAGATTATGCAAACGAGCCTTGGGCTTCAGGCTCACTAGCACTATGGAGAGCCTCAGCAACAGCACCAACAGCTGCCCAAATCAAAGAGATATACGAAGCAGAGAAACCTCTATTCCAAGAGAACGGAAAGTGTGTACTACACGGCACTAGTGACGCTGTAACAGCACTGGCATACGATGATTCAACTTCTGAATTAGTTGTCGCTACATCAGGCGGACTGTCTGTCTTTAAAGGCTTGTCAAGAGTTGACGAAGAAGATGGTAATTTCACAGAGGTATCACAACAAGGTGGTATGCGCATTGTGGAGAAAGCATAGTGAAGACAGTATCAGATATAGTTGGCAATAAATATGGCAGACTGACTGTTACTGCTTTCGCAGGATACTCACAGCACGCTAGACCTAGACCACAATGGTTATGTAAATGTACTTGTGGCAATGAATATGTAGGAGTAGGTAGTGCGCTTAAAAATGGCAATACATCCTCGTGTGGTTGTTTACGTAAAGAGGTTTCTACCGCTAATGCTACTACTCACGGTATGAAAGGTACTAGTGTCTACAATACTTGGTCAGGAATGATTAACAGATGCTCATTACCTAGTAATAATCGTTATGCTAGATATGGTGGTAGAGGAATCTCAGTATGTAAAAGGTGGTTGTCCTTTGAAAACTTCCTTGAAGATATGGGTGAGCCTAAGAAAGGTGAATCTATTGACAGGGTAAATAATAATGGCAACTATGAGCCATCTAATTGTAGGTGGGCTAATGACGCTACTCAACGTAGAAACAAGAGTAACAATATCTGGATTAAAGTTGGCAACGAATCTATGATAATTACAGACTGGGCTAAACGCCTAGGGTGTGGTATAAACACAATTAAACGTAGAATAGCGCGAGGGTGGGATATAGTAGATGCTGTTACACGCCCCGTTAATTTTAAAGGAGTAACCTTATGACTATCCAAGTAACTAAAGAACCAATCAATCTTCGTGAGAAGCTGAACGAACTGGAGACTAACAAAGGTCTAAAAGGTAATGAGATACTACAAGCTGAAACCGCTCAGGAAGTAAGAAGCCTTATCGGTGCAGGTAGAAAGAACCTGATTATTAATGGTGGTATGGATGTATGGCAGAGGGGTACAAGTGGCTTTCCAAACGCCAGTAGTCATAATGGCTTTACAGCGGATAGATTCTCTGTTTACAGCATAGGACTACACGCAACCCCTACAAAGATAAATGTAACGGGTCAAGACTTTAATAATGCGATTCGCATTGCTAATATAAACAGTGTAAATCATTGGTTAGAGTTGAAGCAAAAGATAGAAGACTGTGAATGGTTAATTGGCAGAGAGGTTACTCTCTCTTTTTGGGCTAAAGCTGATAGCGCAACTATACTAGGACAAGTTTACACAGATACTGCAAACACTTTAACTTACAATCCTACAACAAGTTGGGCTAGATACTCGTTTACATACACTGTAACGAGTGGAAGTATTCTAGCAGATGGGTTTATGGATATTACGATAGGGCAGAGTCATACTGATGGAACGGGTGGTAATGCCATAGAGTTCGCTCAAGTCCAACTAGAACTAGGCTCAGTAGCCACAGACTTTGAACACCGTAGTTATGGTGAGGAACTGGCACTTTGTCAGAGGTATTATCAGAAAATTAGTTCTAACGGTTTGGTATATACTACCTACTCAACAACACAAGGGTATATGCAAGTTCCAACACCTGTACAAATGAGAGTACTCCCTTCTATAAGTTGGAATATTGTTGACAGGGTTGCTCTAGCTAGTACTTCAAACATCACTACAAATATAACGTATTGGTCTTCTTATTCAAATTCTCCTAGTTCGTTCTTTTCGTTTCAAGCAAGGTCAAGTGTTGCTTTAACTTCAGGGCTGACTTACGTTATGTTCCCAACAGCCGTAACGTATATGGCACTTAACGCAGAACTTTAACAGGAGATTATTATGTATAAACTAAACGAAAACTCAATACAAAGACTCTCTGATGGAGCTTCTATCCCACAGGCTGAAGGCAACAGAGATTACCAACAGTTCCTACAAGACGTTAAAGTCAATGGCTTAACTATCGTAGAAGGTGCTGATGTTATCGAACCTGATTACGTAGCACTAAGAACGGGTGTGGACGGCTATGCCTCTACAGGTGAACAGTTCGGTATGCAAACAGACGGTACTTGGGATGCTCACATAGCAGACGTTAAGACTAGATTCCCTAAGACTATCACAGGTGGTACAACGATTGCTGATGTACCTGCTTGGGTTCAGGAAGAAGCTGATAAGGTGTTATTCGCAGAGCAACTACAAGCCTACAAAGTAGCTACAGCTAGACTAGAGGCGTATGTATTAGCTGACGGTAGAGTTGAACTAACTGAGATGCAAGATACTACAGAATATGTAGTTGATGCTGAAGGTATGCTTGTGCTAACTGATGGCGAGCCTACGTTCATTCAGGAAGAGGTTATTGTTCAGACTGCTATTGAGCCTTTAGAAGCTACAGTAGAAGTTACAACATACCCTGAAGATATTGATGCAGAGCCTGTAACTACTATTATCGAGAACCCTGAGATTA